ATACGTTAATATTTGCCGGAGATTTAAATACAACTGAACCTGGCATAATTTCATCTGATGCTGGCACACCATTTACTGTCGGACGTAATTGTAGTTGAGCAGGTATCGTATCGTCTTTAGAATTAAAGTAAATATCAATACTTGTGATAAACACACCGTCCTGATCCGATACAAAAAATGTCTGTGCAAGAGGATCAGATTGTCTTACTGTACGTGGTGGTGTTACTGTGACTCCGTCAACACGACGCTCACCTGTCACAACGTTCCAAGCGGTTGTAGATGTTGTCGATCTACGTCCAGAAATAGAAGACGAAGATGAGGTTTGTGCACTAGTTATCACGTTTCTAATTCTCGTAGATCTTACAGTACGTTGGAATATGTCAATAACACCTTGAGCAGCATAAGTAGTAACACCTATTGAAGTAGCATCTTCTTCGTTATCAGCTGTGATGTCTAGTAACTTAAATTCTCTTATACCAGTACGGAATCTTAGTGTGTCAGTATTTGCAATGAAAAATTCACCTTCAACTTTACCTTCTGCATCAGAAAATAGTGATGTACCACCGCCATCTGGGTGTCCAGAATTTCTGTCGTATCTATTACCAACTTCATTATCGGTAGTAGCAACACGCGTAAAAGATCCAGACCGTGTCCAGTTACTTACATCTACACCATCAAAGAATGGGAAGAACCTATGATTTGGTTTTAATCCTTCAGCTTTAAAACTTACACGACGCGATCTCATAAATGGGATCATTGCAACATCAACCACTCGATCACCGACTACGGTACGTATAGTTGAGAAAGAAGCAACTCGAGCAACAGCAGTTCTTGTTGTAACTGTGGTAACCTGACTTGTTGTATTAGTTGTTGTGGCAGATCTCCAGTTTCCTGAGGCACCATTACTAGTATCAGAAGATGTCGCAGTTCCTGTTGATACCGAAGAACCAAGACCTTGTGATCTTGTATCTCCTACCTGTGTTCCACCCCAGTTCCATTGTGAGTTATTAAATAATTGTGCTTGGCTACCACTAATTCTAGTTTCTGTGCCACCGCTAATTATATTATCTGCAATTCGTCTTGTTTCTCTCCAATCATCTGATGCCGGAGAAAGAGTAACCTGACCCATATTCGTAATAACATTAAATGGATTTATATTCATAATACCAGAAACTTGAGGCTGATCTATATAATCAGCTTCTACATATTTTGCATATATGTTATCACCTTTGATAATAGTATTCGTAGAAAGATCTGAATCATAAATTAGTTTAATACTTTCTTCTGTAAAAGACGGTCTTAATATTTGATCTTTAGGATCTATAGACGCTCTGTATTCTAAGTTGTCAAATCCAGTTGCAAGTTGATCTTGAAAGTTATCGACTAAAAATCCAGCTTTTGTTCTATCATTACCTGTTGAGTCAAATACTGAAAAATTAGATAATCCATTTTCTAATAAGGACAAAGTAGTTAATTCAAAAAGATTATCTACTTTCTTCTCAATAGAAGAAATATCAGACATTGTAAAGCTTTTATTATCAATAGGTATTGCACCGATATCAGAATCACTAATTGTAAACGGAGCCATATTAATATCATACAATAATAATTGATTTGAAGCTACATCTGGATATTGTGGTTGTAAATCGGATCGACCTCGTGATACTATTAAGTTAGCATCTTGATCTATAACTAAACGATCAAATCGCGGAAGGAAAAATTCTGCGTCTGTAGTTATAAGATCGGTATTTGTTGGTAGTTCGTTAATGCGAGCAGTACCACCAGTAAAGTCAGAGTCTTTGTCTGTTTTACGTGGTCTAAAATCTAATACGTCTCTTAGCTCAACCTTTGTTCCATCATTTAATCTATGTGATGGAATATCACCATATGCTACCTGACCAGTATATGAGTTAGTTGCAAAGAAGTCACCAGATGCACCATGCTGGAAATATCTAAAACGTGCAAACAAATTACCAGATGGAGCTGTTTTATTACCTTTAAGAATTACTCGGGCCGGTGAATACCAGTTATCACGTTGACCGTTATCAACAATAAAATCTGCAAGTCTATCTGCCCCATCAGAATCAGAATCACGTAGTCTATCTAATTTAAATAAGTCTGGCTTTTCTAATTCTAAAAATTTAAGACCAGCGCCATCAGATTCTACAACACCAGTTACGGTAGTTTCGAGTAATGTTTTAGTTCTTACGGACCCGTTTGCTTTATTGACTTTAACAATAACCTCAACGTTTGCATTTGTAGGACCGCTAGAAAGAGTTGCTGCCTGTGTACCAGCACCTGATATTGAAACACTATCACTAATAATAGCTCCGCTTGAATCAACAGATACAATCCAATCTGCTGTATTTGCAAATGTTTCACCTGTCGCTGTTAATGTAAGAGTTGCCTGACCTGAAGCGTCAAAAGAAGCATTAAACTTACGTTGTACTTCAAGAGAAATATCTGACAATGCTTTTGGTCTAGAGAATGGTAAACCAAAAAGAAGATTATTGTTACCAATATCATTCAGTACTGCTTCACCATTATCTAATAATACATTAGCATAATCACTAGCAGAAGCGCCGATAGAACGTACAGCAGAAAAACTTTGACCTGCATTCATAACAACATCAAAAAGATACAGTTTAAAATTACTGCCGTCTTCTTCAATATATCTTACCCGACACGTACCAATAGTAGATCCGCCGTGAGCTATTGCAGATCTTAAGTTACGAATCTCAAATACATTGATGTCTGGAACACCTACTATACTATCAACAACTACATAGTTACCGTAATTAGCTGCCACCACCTGGTTTTCTAACGTAGTTGTATCTTGTGCTCTTGGAACACGAATTCTTGTTGGATATTCTTTCTCAGCTCTGTAGCCGTTGACATACGCAAGACCTGGAGTCACTACGGCTTTTAAAAATGTATTATCTGAGTCCTCTTCAAACTGAAGTAAGAACGGACTAACATTAAAATTACCATTAATTTCATTTGTTCTTTGAGCCATACGATCTTCGACGGCTTTAAACTGATTATTTCCAGTTACAACGTCAAAAATATTACCATTAATAACTCTACAGAAATAGACAAAGTTTTCATCAGAGTCTACTTCATCTTGCGTTGCTATTATTAAACGAATTCTATAACGATCAGCACCTGGAGCTGAAGTATTAGGCGTTGCACCTTGATTATCATATAAAGCCTCAGCATCCGTAGAAGATACGATGTCTTGTTGAACTTTAAATCCAACAGTCGCAGTAGGCAAAGAAGTATATTTACTAATAATCTTTGATTGCTTTTCAGCAAATACAAAATGCCCTTGAGTAAAGAAATCGCCACGATCTATAGAAATACGTGAACCAAATCCTACCGCAGGATTAGTAGTAGTATTTGTAGTCTGAACAGTAAGAGTTGTATTTGATACGGTTCCGACTATGTCTTCACCAGCAGTTACTTTTTGCGATGTATTAAAATTTGTTGTAGCATTGAGTGTATCTGTATAACGAACATAAAGAGTAGCAGGATCTGTGCTTGTTGCTTGAACAGCTTCTAAAACAACAAATTTAAATCCGGATGTCTGACCAACAAACTCATCATTGATAATTGTTGATAGATCGGCTGGAAGAGTATTTGTACCTGTATCTAATTTTATAAATTCATATCGAGTATTTAAAGTAGGGCCGCCTGGATTTACAGATGCACCTTCTTTATAAATGTTTCTTCCAAAGCGTTCTATTTCTTTTTGAATAATAGTTTGCATCTGAGTAAGCTCACGTGCTTGTAGAGCTCTACCAGAATTAAATAAAATTCTATAATAGTTGTCGCTATCTCTATAGTCGTCTTTATACGTATCGCTAAAGATCTTATCTGTAAATTTGTTCGCCATTTAATTGCCTTACAGCTGAATAATAACTTTAATGTCTTCGGTTTGTGCAGGATCTCTTTCAATCGCAGCTCTATTATCTACATATAATAATGTTCCAGAAAAAGGTTTTACAGTAGATTTTGTAAATGCATCCGTATCTGGATCATTTGCAGCTGAGTCAAGAATGCCTATACCGTTACCATCAGTCTCAGTAATTGTTTCACCTTCGGTAAAAGTAAGAAAACCAGTTGAATCAGATTGATGATACCAAACATAGTTTGAATCGACTTTGTCTACATAAGCTTGTGCTGTTGACGTAGATCCTTGAATAGTTTTATCTTCAGTAAAACTTTGTGCAATAGAGCCGAACTTTAATTTATTTAAAACGTTACCAGCTAAAGAATTAAATAAAAGACCAGCTGATGCTGAATCAGTTTCTACCGGATTTTTAATAAGTCCAACTTGCCTAAAATCGTTACTTGTAATTAATGCATTATTTTCGTCGCCTTCAAGTTTGGTATTGAACATAAGAGCATTTGATCTTAAATCATCTCTTGCATCTCCGCCTATTCCTTTAGGAGAAATTACAGCTCGAGCATGTGCTCCAGATCCACCGCCACCAGAAAAAGTGACTGATGCATAGTCATATCCAGCACCAAAAGCCTTTCCGCTGCCTGAATCATCCATCTCGACTTTTACAATTTCTCCATTATAAACGGTTGCTGTAGCCTTAGGGACTTTTGTTCCGTTACCAGTGAATCCAACGCTCGGAGCTGATGTATATCCGGTTCCACCATTATTTAATTTAACTGCAACAACTTCGCCTGGTATAGCTGCATCTTGAATATTTTTTTGTTCTTGCTCTAATGCAGGTGAAGTTGCGTCTGCAGAGTCAACGAATTGTACAGGAATATAGTTAGCAGAAGTAAATTTAGTAGAACGAACAGCTGTTTGACCATACATATATTTCCATACATAACCATCTGCAGTTGTAAATGGTAATAATGATGATCCAGAAGGTTTAATAGTAGAAGCAACTGCACTTCCTTCTGCATCACGACCTTGTTGTAAACATATGAATACAGCGAGTTCGTCATTCATAACAAAGTATGAATTAGTTGGATAACCTTCAACGTGATCGTCATATCCAGAATAAATTGTACCTGATGACCAGTTATAACGAGGAATTACATATGAAACATCTTCAGCATTTTTCATTGCCTGCATATTATTTCGAAAGTCTCTTTCAGTTTTTGCAGTATTAGTAGGTATCGGAGCTACATCCGTAGCATTCCAATCCTGTGATCTGCCAATAGCGATATAATATGTGTCAGATGAATCATTAACATCCGTAAAAAGATCATTTAGAATTTGTTTCTTAAATCTATCTGTAATAATTGCAACCATTTTAGATTCCCTAGCTCACTGTTCCGCCGTTGTTACCAATCAACTGCCAATTTGCACCGTCCCATATCATCTGACAACCTTCATTGTTATCTAGACCTATACTGGTTCCTGATCCAAAATTGGCTGGAGTGATAGTAGCAGCACCAGCATTCTTATTTGTAAATATCTTATGTTCTCCAACAGTTGTACCATCAGCTACTGATATTGAAATCGGAGTCGCTGAGTTTGCGAGAATAAATCCTTTAGAAGCATCTGCAGCACCAGTAGATGTTATTTCACCTACCGAATACGCTCCCTTTTCTATTTCTACTGATCCTGTACCTTTACCTGCTAAATTTAAATTAATGTTTGGATCATCTCCAACCGCACTTAAAATAGGATTCGTAGTAGTAGCTGCGTTTTGTACACTGACGTGATTAACCGCACTTCCTGTTGCAGTAATACCAATAAGCTCAGCCCCATTAACGTCTGCTACATAACCACTAATTTTTGGCTGAGACAGCGTTGGAGCTGTAAGAGTTTTATTTGTTAATGTTTGAGAGGCAGCAATTAAAGTAAGCGTATCACTATCTGATAATGTTGGTATATTAATATTATGATTCGCAGTCAATGAACCCGCTATAAAATTATAAGTGTGCGAAGCATCGTTATCTTGAATTTTTATGCCGCTTACTATTGGACCTGTAAGTGTTTTATTTGTAAGAGTTTGTGTAGCTGAGTCTAATACAACATTACCTGACGCATTTGGCAAATTAATAGTATTATCTTGTGTAGGATCTGTAGCATTTAAAACTGTTTCATTAGCATCATCAGTTGTACCTTCAAATGAAATACCACCACTAGCAACAGATACTATGCCTGTTAGAGAATTACTATCTCCACCAAGTTTCTGATATAGCTCAACAAAATTTTCATTAATTTTTTGCCCGGCCTGACGAAGTGTATCACCACTTCCATCATTAGCAAATGTGCCAGTTGATATGTTCTGACGAGTCATTGTAAACCTCTAAA